TAATCAAGCGAATCCATGCTATCAAAAGACGCACGTGCTCTGGCATATTCACCTCAGGCATATTTTCTCTTGCTTTCCTCTCTCTAGCTTTCGCTCTCTATTAAACAAAAAAAACAATAAAAATATCAAATTATTTATTTAACTTCAATAAGATATCTTGTTAGAGAAGAAAATAGGTTCCCCTAGATTCTTCTCAGAGACAGGCGATTAATCAGCCAGTCATCTCTGATGGGAAATTTAATACCCTTCTTTTTTTAGTTGTTCACGCAACTCTCGTGAAGCAAATATGATTGCACGTCCTGTTTGTTTGACTGCTGCCAAGACAATTTCTCGGTCTCCACGAAACTCTTCCGATGCATAATACAGTGCATTCCCATATTGTTTGACTGCTATAAAAGCAATATCTCGGTCTCTACGCAATTCTTCCGATGCATATTCGAGATTATATCCACCTTGTTTGACTGCTATCAAAGCAATATCTCGGTCTCCACGTAACTCTTCCGATGCATATCTGAATGATATAGCATCATTACGAACTGATTCCAAGACAATTTCTCGGTCTTTACGAAACTCTTCTGATGCATAATACAGTGCATTCCCATATTGTTTGACTGCTTCCAAGACTATTTCTCGGTCTCCACGCAACTTTGGTGACGCATATTCGAGGGCTAATCCAAACTGTCTTTGGACTGCAGCCAAGACTATTTCTCGGTCTCCACGTAACTCATCGGATGCATAACTGAGGGCTAATCCAAACTGTCGGACTGCAGTTAATACAATATTACGGTCTTCACACATCTCTTGAGGCGCATGCTTGAGGGCCAACCCATGACTTTTAAGCGCCATTTTGATAATCGCAGGGTCTCCACGGATCTCAGGTGCAGCATATTCGATAGCCCATCCATCTTTTTAAACTGCCGCCAAGACAAACTCTTGGCTTTCACGCTTCTCTTTTGACAAATCCATTAGAACTTCTGGATTTTGTCCAATTGCATCAAGCAATAAACGATTAACACTCATAGTTGCTGTATTTCTCTCTCGTTTAAACAAAAAAAAAACAATAAAAATTTAAAATTATTTATTTAACTTCAATAAAGATATCTTGTCTATTTGAATAATACATATATCAAAACAATGAATCCGATTATTAATATTAATGATATTAAGCAGAACATACTCAGAATACATTTAATACACATATCATATTCATGTTTTATGATTAATTCATTATGCATTGTATTTTGTTGAGGTGCTAGTATATCTTTAATAGGTGGATTATCTTCGAAATCGTATTCTCTAATACCCATATTGTTGTTTTTCAGAAAACAACAAACTAAATATCAAATTAATAATATTATAAATAAATATAATTAACAATTTAATTATTTCATACTTATTACAGGTTTTTGATAGATAAAATATCCGATTAAATATAAAGAAACGATTGATATGAATGTATTTGTATTTATATCATTTTTTTGTATAATAAGATACAATAATGGAGTACCGATTAAATACATAATTGAATCTCCAATAACAGCACCCGTCTTGACTTTTTCTGCATAATATTTAAATTCATCCATAACTATATTTTTATTTTCTGGATAAGGTTTTATCACAAAAAAATAAAATAAAAAGTCATGAAGTATCTGAACAACTAATACTATTCCTAAAAATTTATATAATTCATAATTCGTATTAATATATTTTTTATCTACTAAGTATTCATAAATAAATTTAGCAATATAAAATCCTATCATGAATGATAATAAATCCAATATGACTGCAGACCATCCCAAATTGTTATACCATCTATTGATTGCTATACCTGTTAATGGGCTTTTAGTGAATCTAAATAAATACAATATAAATGCTTCTACTATAACTGTTGTTGTTAGTAATTGTAGAAATGTGAAATCTTTTACCATATATGTATTATATTTAAAATAATTTGATATAATAATATAAAAAATAAATTAAATATTATATAAGCTATGCCGATATATTTAGCATACAAAGATCCACCTGAACCACCAAGAGAGTTATGGTTGGAAATAGACTTAGATAATATTAGTTTTAGAACAAAACGTGATATAGAATATGTAGAAAATGTTATTATAAGATATAATCCAGAATTATATGCGACTATAAACTTATTATATAAAATTAATAGTAAAAATTTAAAAAATCATTTAAAAATTACGAAAGAAAGTAGTCCACCAAAGATTATGAAGAAAATAAGAAAAAGATAATTTGAAATATATAATATATTTTTTTTTTAAAAAGGTAATTATGAATTACATTCCAATATTGATCACATGTATGATATCTTATTGGATTGGAGGTATTCAACAGAAATATATATATGATGAACATATATGTGATTGTTCAAAGTATAATTTATTGGAATATATAGATAATGTAAATTATGATTTAATTATAGAAAATGTAAAACTTAAAAGAGATATTTTATATATTTTGAATTTAACAGGAGATACACACGTTGGTAATACAACATATGAATCAAGAACAGATACATTATATGAAGAGATATATAATGATTACGATAAATTTGTAGAAGAATATTATAATTTTAAGAGTGTATTTGTAGAAAGTTTTAGGGAATTATTAGATAGTAAAAGAAAACTATATAATAATTGTATTAAAAAATAATATAATTAATAATATATATTAATAATGAGTGATAAAGAAAAAGAAGATATAGATAAAGATGATGAATTCACTGATTCATACATTGAATTTTATATATACGCGAGTACAGTTTTTATTATAGTATATATTGGTCTTTTAATACGGGCGATAATTAAGAATAAAAGAGGTGAAATAAAATGGTTAAAGCTATACATATTTGCACTCACCTGTATATTAGCTATATTATTAATATTATTTTATTATATATTTATAAAAACTAATACCCGTATAACTAAATATATAGAAAAAGCAATACATATATATTTTAATGATTATGAGGATATATCATTATTAACAATAGCATCGCTATTATCATTAGCTTTATATAAAATTATGGATAGTTTTAATAAGGCACACGAAAAATTCATATTATATATGACTTTAACAGTATTTTCTATAATTAAATGTGCTTTATTATATTTTAGACTAAATAATATAGAAGATTATATAAGAAATTATAATATAGTAGGAAATTATAAATGTGAAGATGGAGAACCAACCACAACAGCACCCCCTGTTGTGTGTGATAATGATTCACCGAAATTAAACAAAGAATTTATTGAAAATGATGATGATGCATATACTATTGATATATTTGGATTTAAAAATGTAAAATTGAATACGTTATTTTATGTTAAACTGGTTCATTATATATTACTCATAATATCAATTATATTGATTTTAATAGCTATCATAGAGTTTTTTATGACATTTAGAGGTACAACCTGTGGAAAAAGTGATACTCCAGTAGGTGCACCTAGTGATAATATGCAAAAACGTTTAGGATTTATTGAGACTTTTATTAATTATTTAAGAAATATCGGTAGTAGTAAACCACCTAACCAATCAATTGAATTAGAATCATTGTAAAAATCCTAAGGATGGAGTCGAACCATCAATTACAAGCTTTACCAATTAAGCTTCTTAGGTAAGTTATCCGTGACGGGATTTGAACCCGCAACCCCCAGATTAGAAGTCTGATGCGCTATCCTGTTGCGCCACACGGACATAAGTGGTAACGGTGGGATTCGAACCCACGAAGCATAATGCACTTGATCTTAAGTCAGGCCCCTTTGACCGCTCGGGAACGTTACCAATCTCCGTCAGCTGGGCTCGAACCAGCGACCTACCGGTTAACAGCCGGGTGCTCTGCCTACTGAGCTATGACGGATTAAATGTCATTTAGAGACTGACAAGTCTTTGCCCAAGATGGGACTCGAACCCACGACCACAAGATTAAAAGTCTTGCGCTCTACCTATTGAGCTACTTGGGCTGTGATCACGACGGGGCTTGAACCCGTGACCTCCTGCTCATAAGACAGGTGCTCTAACCTACTGAGCTACGCGATCAGTAATAATATATAATCATATGATTATATATTATTACTTTATAATATTGGTATTTTTTTAAGTATATTATATATCAGTATCATCATCACTAACCATATCAACTAAACTCAATCCACTTGAACTTTTTTTAATATGAGTATATTTATTCTTCATATATAAAATGGTACTTTCTAATGTAATAACAGTAATACAATTTATTGATATACTATAATTTTTATTTACTAGAGTATTAAATAAAAAGCACGAATTAGCAGTAATATTAATGACTAATGATTTAGATGATATATCATTCGCAGATTTGCTTTTATATATTTTATATACTTGTGGTATTCTAGAAAATAACCCACATAAAGTTCCAAACAAAGATATCATATTTGCCACATCAGTTATATTCATTTTTTATATTATTATTATGTATTATTTATATCTATTTTTTTTCTTCCTCCTTATTTTTATGTATTTCTCTATATATTAAATATCCAATCATAATAATAATTAAAATTATTAATGGAATGAAAAACAATATTGTTGTTGATTCCCATAACTTAGGATCATCTACTTTATCTATTACTTGTTTTACATTATAATCAACTGTTTTAGTTAAATTTGTAATATTTTTTTTTAATTTACTATATTTTTTAGACATAGTATATATATTAATTATATTTTTTTATAATATTAATATAGAAAAATACGTACCTATAAAATGTATATAATATTATTGTCATTATAAAGTAATCTAAATTAATATATCTCATTTAATATTAAATATATATTTATTCAATAAAAATAGGTTGTGGTTCTTTGTATCTATTATTATAATATCTTGTAATATCAAATGTTTTATTATTTGTATATCCAGGTATTTGAATATGTTGATTTTTAAACAATCTATTAAAGTTACTAGAATAACTACCTGGACAATGATTTATAGTTGGTAAAAATATATATTTGTCTTTATATTTATCTATATTATTATCTTGTTTTTTGTCGTCGTTATTTACAGAATCTTCATATTTATTAATGTCATCGTTTATGTCATTATTCATGTCAATCTTATTATTCATTGTATCTAGTAATATTTTAAAAGATATTACTCCTAACAGTACAAGTAATTCATTATACATATATATATTATTTATAAAATAATTAATAATAATATATATATATTATTATTAATTTTAAACAATGAATGCTAAGACAGTTGTTACTAATCAAGATTTAATTGAAGAATTATTTGGTTTAGATGATTCAATAACTGATGATACTCAAAGTAAATCAATAGTTAAAAATAAAGAATATTATATAGAACAAGCAAATATTTTAATGAGTGATATAACAATTGATAATTATTATGAATATTTATTAATTATTATTCATAAATATAAAAACTTAGATGAAGAAAAGAAATCAAATATATTAAAAATTATGAATGTTTCTATACCAAAAGAAAAAGTGATTGTAGTCAGTAAGAAAAAAAATAATAAAAATAAATTAAATATATGTGATGATTATTAAATAAATTATTATATATAATAAAGTAATAATATTATATGACAGATAATAATAGTGAATTATTAATAGAAAATACATATGATATTAAACAATATGTTGATTCATGTATATCTGCATCTGAATGTGAAAAATCTTGGACAAAAATAAATGAATTAGATATAGCAATTCATGATTTAGATAATAATTACATTAATATTCCTGTACAATGTACTGATACTGATAAATACACTGACTTGAATGGTGTAAGTAATTTATTAAAAAATTCAAATGAAGTTACATTTCCTATGAATGTTGTAGATGAATTAGACTCTGATAATAATAATAAAAAAACAGGATGTATGACTGTTAAAGATCTAGAAGATGCTAAAAAAAAATGTGATAAATATAATGAATGTAATGGATTTTATTTGGATAAAAATAAAACAAGAGCGTGTTTAAAAAATTTTAATATTGGAGGAATAACATCTGTTAAAAAAGAACAATCTGTATCTTTTCATATTAAAAATAAAAATAAATGTGATATAATAAATAAAAAAACAGATAAGACTCTAGAACCAAATAAATATCTAGATGATACATTAATAGGTAAAACAAATGATATAAATTATTGTCCAACATTTAGGAAACTTGAATACAAAGAATATAATAATATTGGTTATATGAATAATAACACTCAGTTAACAAAAAGATCTGGATTAGATGATAATGGATGTACATCCAATAAAAAAACAGTATACGAGGCTAAAGATTATTGTGATTCACAAAAAGATTGTGACGGATTTTTTGTATATGATAAAGAAAATCCATCAAAAGTATGTTTTAAAACAAATCAATATAATTTTAAACCTGTACCGATTAGTACTACAGTTGGTTTTGAAAATTCCGCATATTATTTAAAAGAAAAATACGAAAAGTACGATAATACAATAGGTTTTAAAAATAATTCAATTCGGTCATCAAATTTAGTTGATGGCTTTGAAGATAATGCAATAAATGAATATGGATGCGCAACAGATGATTCTTTAGAATTTGACAAAGTACAACAAATGTGTGATAATAATATATTATGTGATGGGTTCACTATGTCTAAACCAGATGATCCAAAAAGTCAAGCTTGTTTTATAAAAAATATAAATACATCATTAACAAAGATATCTAATGATAATAAAGACTTATATGTTAAAACAGATAAATGGAATAGTCAATTAAAAAATATTAGTGATGATAGTAGTATTCATTTTAATATATGTTCAAATGATTGTAAAATAGATAATAATGGTAAATTATTAGATGATCAGAAAGGATGTATATTTAAAAGTGATTCAGGAGAAAAATATATAAACATGGGTTTTCCTTTAACTGGTACTAATTGGTGTCCAAGTAATATTACTACTAATACTGATAATTTTACAATACCAACATATTCATTAACAACTTCTATTAAAAATACCACTAATATAGTAAATGGAAATGGTTATAATGCATCTAATACAGGATATAAAAAATGTGCAGAATTATGTAAAAAACACAATGACAATAATTCATCTGATTCACCTAATTGGAAATGTACTGGATTTTCTTATAAACCAACTCCAACAATACCAAATTATGATTTTAGAAATTCAAGTAAAACTAGTGGTTTAATTACTAATGAAGATAAATATATATGTAATCCTGATTTAGATAATCCGAGACATTGGGGCGTAGGCAAAACCATAGTATCTAATTGTAGTGAGATAGCAGAAGCTGGTAAAACACAGAGATGTATAAAATCTTTTTTAGGGGTGTGCTTAGATGATGAAAGTGGTGATTCACCTGATTATCTTCCTAAAAGTTCTGTTCTAGATACAAAATGTAGAAACTCAATACAATATAAAAATGGAGAATATACAACATGTAAATTTAATAGAGACCCCAATAAAACCCGTGGTGGAGACGCCTACGGCTCCAATGCTGGTGATTTTAGTGACGCTGAATGTGTACCAGACAAAAAATGTTTACAAAATGAATACATTAATAAAGATAGTAAATATTATATAGATGGTGAAGAATGTCAGCTACACGGTGCTTTCTTAGAACCATATGAAAAAATAGAACAATTAGTAAATGAGACAGAATTAAAAAAAATAGATGGAGTCAATATTATAACACACGAAAAACCAGAAGATGGAAGTATATCATCGGACTGGAAAACAACTGGATGTATGGATGAAATATCTTTATCAGTTGCATCTAAATATTGTATAAATACATCAATGTGTGATGCATTTTATAAAACAGATCATAATATTAGTGGTAGAACTTGTTTTCTAAATATAACAGATGATGCTAAAAAGAATATAAATAGTTCAGATTCGAATTTATTTATAAATAACATTAGTGAATCAGAAAAAATAAATGAATATAATTTGTATAAATATACATTAGATTTTAATGATTCATCTGATAAGAAATCTACAGAACCGTATAATTTAGACGCTATATGTAAGAGAGATGAACAAAATGATATTAAACTAAATTGTAGTGGTCTTTTATCTGCTATAGATAAATATCGTAGGGATAATTATACATTTACTGATTCTAAATCCATTTTTATGAACCTACCTAATTGCTTGTCTAATAAGAATGCCAGTAAAATAGCACAAGAACTCCTTGATTGTTATGTAAATAGTAATAATTGTAGTGGTATTAAAAAAAATAATGTTATTAATAAAACATATGATGGTATTCAAAATTTAATGAAATGCACAAATTACGAATTGGGTAGTGATTTAGGATCAGGATGTTATAATTTAAACAGTGCATCGGCAGGAGAGGCTTGTTCATTAGATAATGAATGTTCTGGATTTTTTACTTATGACACAAGTAAAACTAATCCTGCTAAAACGTGTTTTAAAAAAGTATCATCTACAAATAGTCCAAATATGTTAGATAGTAGTGATAGTAGATTTAGTAAATCAGGTTTTTATGTAAAAAAAAGTATAGATGATCATAAGTCTAATCCTGTGTTTTATTTAAAAAATCCAAATATAACATTTAAAAATAGTCATATATATGACGGTATTAATTCGGATACAAATGAAGGTTATTACAAATATTTATTTCCAGATGAAATAAGTAAAGAAATAAATGTAAATTCATTTATTGATAATACAGACGAATCTATATTATCATATGAAAATCCACCAGATAAAAAGAGTAATAATAATGATTTAGGTGTATTAAATTCAGATTTTAATTTATACAATAATAAAGCAAATAAAGATTTATTACCTCATCAGGATAAATCATGTTTAACTAGTTATGAAATATATAATAAAAATATGAATGTATTAGAATCAAGAAATACTAATAGAATAGATAGAAATATGTGTCCAGAGACAAATGGAACTAATCTTGATGAAGCTGTAAAAGATTCTAAAAAGTTATCACCAAAAGATAAATGTTTATATGCATATGAAGAGGGTAAAATATTATTAAATATGAAAGAAGTATCATCTATATGTGATAATAAATACTATTCATTAAATGCATCTGATGTGGATAGTTATGATAATGCAAGTTATACATTATCAAGTACTGGATGGGCTAAGTGTAGATGGAATCCAGAAACAAAAAATATTAATGGTAATGATGTTAATGGATATTGTGATTATTTAGATAGTTCATATAGTTCAAGTTATACAGATAAAAAAAAAGTGAATGAATGTATTAAAAGTGATTCAAAAGATTTAGAACAAGACTATTTTACTGATGATAAAATAAAAAATAATTGTGGGACAGAAAATGTTGCTACTAAATTATTAAAATCATCTAGTGAATGTGATAATTTATCATTAGAACAATGTACTAATAGTTTTTATTCATATAATAATAAATATTATCCATGTAATGTTAAAAATGGTAAATGCAATGGATCAGATAGTAAACTGAATGAATGTATAATTGGTGATGAAAATTATTGTTGTTATAATATAGATATGGAGTCAAATATATGTGAGATAAATAATAGAAATGTTAGTGAGCCTACTCCAGATATTAATAAATGCGAATGTCCTAATGGTACTTATAAAAAATCTTGGGTAGCTGGACCAGGTCCATATAAAGATAAAACAGTTTATAGATGTAACCCAAAAAATCCAATATGCGAGTTAGATTATAGAAATAATAGTGACCCTACTCCAGATATCAATAAATGTGATTGTCCTATTAATACTACTACCAAAAAATCGTGGGTAGCTGAGAAAGGTCCATATAAAGGTAGAACAGTTTATGCTTGTCAATCTATAAAACCAATATGTGGTATATATCCTAATAATCTTAGTGAGTGGACTCCAGATATCAATGATTGCGATTGTCCTAATACTACTATACAATTTACCAAAGTAAGTACCGTGGCTGAAACTGGTAAATATAAAGGTAAAACAGTTTATAGATGTGAACCACCAAAAAAATGGGATGGTAAAACAGTAGTATCTAATTGTAGTGAGATAGCAGAATCCAGAGGAGAACAGAAATGTACAAAATCTTTTGGGTGGTGCTTAGATGATGAAAGTGGTGATTCACCTGATTATGAACCAAAAAGTAATGTATTACAAAATAGATGTGAAATACAAAATATAGAATTAAAAAAAGGAGTATTTACAAAATGTAGATTTAATAGAGATAATCAAAAAACCTTGTATGGTGATTTTAGTGACGCTGAATGTGTACCTGCAAGTGTGCAACAACAACAATATATAAGTCCAAGTGCAGATACAGGTTCTAAAACAGGAACAGGAACAGGTACTGATACAGGTTCTAAAACAGGAACTGATACAGGTTCTAAAACAGGAACTGATACAGGAACAGGAACAGGAACAGGAAGTGGTCAAACCCCACCAGGTAAAAAACCACCAGGTCAAACCCCACCTGGGTCAGCACCAACACCAAAAACTGGATTATCTACAGGATATATAGTACTTATTGTATTATTACTGTTATTTGGTATTTGTGTATATTTTATGACTAAAAAAAAAGAAAAAAATCTACTTGGATATCAATTTGGTAAATCACCTTAATAAATTATAATGATATGTGAATATAGTATCAGATGTTATATTAATATAAACGGATATATCATTTGATTCTATATCATATAACCAATTAGTAGGTATGTACAAAAAGTTCTTATTTTTTGTTAATTTAATTTTAATTTTGTATTTGTTTTTATTTTGACTTGACAACTTATCTTTATGAATAGGATTATATAGATTAACATTCATTTCTCCATTCAATAATATTAATAAATTATTATTGTTTTTATTTGTTAATATATCTGTTGTTATGTTATCTTTATAAATAGACAATGATTTAGTGATATTACAAGAATAATTATTAAAAAAAAGTTCGTCAATATTTGATGTATCTAATTTAGAATCATTGTATAAATTAGGATTTTTGTGAATATATATATTGTCAAGATTATAAAAATCATACAATCTAACTAATTGTTCATTTGTGATATAATGTTTGTATAAATTATCACTAATAAATTGAGATATATCGAAATCTAATTTATATGAAGATAAGATTGGATTAAATATTTTTTTATTTTTGTAATTATCTAATTCATCAATTTCTAATATTTCTGAACTATCATTGAATTTATTAATATCATATGCATTTTTAGCAAAATAAATAATCAATACAATAAATATAAAATATATCATCTTTATTTGGTATATGATAATTTATTTTAAATACAAACATATATAAAGATACAATTATATAGTAATATTAATATATAATAACAAAATGGCGAGGAATACAGGAATTGTCGATTGGTTTAATGTCAGGAAAGGATTTGGATTTATCAAAGTAATTAGCGATGATGATATGAATGATACATCAGTATTTTGTCATCAATCAAATATCTCACCTAAGAGAGCCGAAACATTTAGGAAGCTATTCCCAGGTGAATACGTTAGTTTTGAAATTAAGAAAACGGATGATAAGACCGAAGCTGTATCAATTCAAGGAATTGGTGGAGGTCCATTGCTTATTGACAATGAATCATATAATTACAAGTTTTTTCCGAAGACACGTACAGGCCAGTCAGAATCTCAAGAAGCTGGTTCTGATTAATCTATAAGACAAACACTATTATTAATTTTTTTCTTTCTTTCTTTTTTATATTTAGTTCTAACACCATTACTTACGATATTAATATCATATTTGTTTTTGGTATAGAATTTTAATCTTTTATTGTATTGGTTAGTAAAATTAGCAAAATTATCCCACATATCAAAAACATATGGGTGAAATTTTCTAATATGTTCAGGTTGTCGCAATATTCGACCAATTGATTGTTCAATATCTGATTTGGGTGATCCTAATATTATAGAATTCAATT